AGGTAATAAACGGATGATTGAATTAGTAACAAAATATAAAAAAGACTGGAGTATGTTTACTCTAGCCTCCTTACTCGATAAGTCAAATTTTAGACTTCATTTATTTGTGCATAAAGAAGATTGGAACAGACAAGAAGTAGACTGGATACTAGCAAACTTTCAAAATGTAAAAATATATGAAGCATTTTGGAGAGAAGAAAATATAGCTAGAATGACTTTTTTCTTAAAAGATCATTGGAAAAATAGAGGAGGTCTTGCAAAAAGAATGATAGTATGGGATGGGCCGAGAATTTTTAATCGCCCATTAGATGGTGGTGATTTACCCCCTGCAGAATTTTTTAAATCTTCACTTTCTTTCTTAAGTAGAGATTTAGCTTTTGATACACACCCAAGTTTTGGAAACTACTATGATATACTTAAAATTAAAAGGCGCACACATCAAGGAATTCCTTTTGTAGATAACAGTATAGTAATATTAAATTATGACAGATTATCAGAATTTCAAGATAGAGATTTATTCTTTACTAGACAAAAGCAACCTCCTAGTCAAGGACGAAGACCTTATATAGATACAAAACTGATAGCTGCAAACAATTTAGCTTTCTTTGAAGCATTAACGTTCTACAAACATTCATGGAGTCCTTTATATTTTAATGGTAAATTAGACGAACTTATTAAAAGAGATGCTATAGGAGCAAAAGAAATACTAGACTATAATGTAATGTTAAGAAAGTCTTGGAGTTTAAGTATAGACCATCAATATCTTTCTAACGATTATTATAATATGTCAACTGGGGTTCAATTAGGTATACCTTGGGATTGTTATACTAGACTTATAGATATTATTCCTTTGAATTTCCGAAATTCTAGAATAAATGAAGTATTGCTAGAAAAAGCAGCTAAACAGAAACAAACAGCAGGAAAACTATTAGAAAGAGGATTTTATCTAGGAAAGGTCTAAATTGCAATGATTTAGGTCTGATAATATTTTCCAATCAATTATTCCCCTCTCATATAAATCAACTACAATCTCTTTTTCTTTTAAAGAATGGGGATTGTATGATTTTGAATTCATTGGAATGTGCCAACTATAAGGGTTGGCAAATCCTGCAGTAATTGAAAGTGACTTTGAGAAAAAGTCAAAACCTACCAATGTAAGAGTAGAAAAATTTATTTTTTGTAAAAAATATTGAATTGTAATAAAACCTGCTGATGGACGTTGCCCATCAGCAATATTATTTTTTGCACCGACTATTTCAAAAACTTTTTTAAGTTCATCATCAGAGAACATATCAATATATTCAAAATCTAAGTTATGACGGTCATCACAACTTTTATCATCTAAATTAATTCGGGAACGATTAAAAAGAATTACTTTTGCATCAGGAAACCTATCTCGTTTTCCATATCTTAAAAATCCAGTAACCCATATATCCGTTCTTTTTCCGATATTTTTTTGTTTACTTTCGACAGGAATACCATTTCCAAATCTTACAACTGTATCAAAACTTTCAATATAGTCAGCAAGATCATGTTGTAATATTTCGACAGAGTTGCCGACAAGTATTATTGATTTGTTTTCTGTAAGGTTGCGTAAAGTTTGTTCCATTCTTCTGAATATTCCAGGTTGTCGTTTATGCCGTGCCACGGTCCACCATCTGTAAAGTGGATTGCTTTCGGATTTTTGAAGTGATAGTAATTTACCATAGCATTAAACTCTGCTGGTAAACTACCTATTGATTTTGCCCATTTCATTTCATGTAATGCACCCGCTGGGGCTTGGTTTACATAGTATGGACTTAGGATTTTACACCTTGAATTATCAAACCACATTAAAGATGACCAATTTTTCTTCGGATAAGAAGTATTCACTTTCTTATTCATCTTGCTAGAAGGTACTAGAAAGTCGGGATGTTTTACACAATATACATCATGCGTTTCATTAGCATGATATATTATTTCTTGCGGGTCACATTTCCACATAAAATCAGCATCACAAAATAGTGCATATCCATGATAATCAGATAAGTATGGTACTAAAAATCTTGTAAAAGCAAATTCTGTACTTTCATTTTGAAAAGGTCGTTTATATACTTCTATCTTATCTTTTATTAGTGGTTTAATAGTGTGGCTTCCATTATATTTTCGTATGGAAGCCTCACATACGGCGTATGCTTCAGGCTGACTAGAGTCGTACCCGATGTATATAACCATTAGTCGTCTTTTAGACTATTGCCCAAATCATTTACATATGCTTGTCTTGCTGTACTAAGAGCCGCTCTTTCGTGGTCGAGGTCAGCTAGTTTAGCATCACAATATACTATTGCATTATGTAAAGCTTTTTGGTCTTTGTTGAAGCTATCGGAATCATGTTCGATTCCATCTATTGTAATTGTACTCATTAAAATATATCCTGCCAGTTTCCTTGTGTACTACTTTTAGCATACTCTGTAGCACGGTTTTCAAAAAAGTTGGTATGCTCAACTGCGTTTACTTGTATATCAATCCATGGTAAAGGGTTAACAGTACTATGAAATATACCTTTCATACCTAGACCTAACAATCTTCTGTCAGCAATATATCGAATATATTCTTTGACTTCTTTTGCTGTCAAATCTGGAATCTCTGCTTTATCAAAACAAATATCAATGAACTTATCTTCTAGTTCAACAACTCGTTCTGCAGCGCAGTAGATTTCATACTTTAACTTATCTGTCCATATCTCAGGATTCTCTTGTATAAAAGTTCTAAAAAGTTTTGATACATTTTCAACGTGAAGAGTTTCGTCTCTTATTGACCATGTAACAATCTGTCCCATGCCTTTCATAAGATTATGTCTAGGATAGTTCAATAGTATAGCGAATGATGAGAATAACTGTACTCCTTCTGTAAACCCACTATATACTGCCATTGTTTTAGCAATATTATGTGGTGTATCCATATTAAAGTCAGATAAGTACTCATGCTTTTCTACCATCTCTTGTATATCCATAAATTCTTGGTAAATATCTTCAGATTTACCTAATGTTTCTAACAAGGATGAATACGCATCTTGATGAACTGCTTCCATTGCTGCAAATGACACTAACATCATTCTTATTTCTGGTGCTTTAAAAGTAGGGAGATAATGTTTAGCATACCCACAGCAAACATCTACGTCTGCTTGTGTAAAAAATCTAAATATATTATCTACTAACTTTCTATTATCCTCTGTAAGATTCTGATTGTAGTCTTTAATATCATCTGCCATAGTTACTTCTTCAGGCATCCAATGCATTTGTTGTTGTTTTTTGTAGGCTTCAAACGCCCACCCGTAATCAAACGGTTTATAATATTCTCTTTCTTCTAGTAAGTTTGCCATTTATCCCTCGCAACTTAGACAATCTGATTGCTCAAAAATTATCTCTCTTTTCGCTTGATTAGATACATTATCAGCTCTACTGATAGCTTCACTTCTCAAGTAATATAATGTTTTTAAATTTTTAGCCCATGCTAACATATGTACATTGTGTAAATCTGCTTTGTTTACATCAGGTGGAAAGAATAAATTTACGCTTTGTGATTGACAAACAAATTCTTGTCTGACCGAAGCGTGTTCTACTACCCATGACTGATTTATTTCTACCGCTGTTTTAAATACATCTTTTTTCCAATCATCTAGAAAATCTAGGTGTTGTACACTTCCTTTGTTCGCTACAATACTAGACCAAGTTTCTTCATAGAGTTCAGGACTAACTTGTTCTTTGATGAGTGCATCTAAGAATTTATTTTTTACTAAGTTACTTCCTGTTTTTGTTTTCTGTGTGTAAGCATTTGCTCTAAAAGGCTCAATACTTGGACTTGTATTACCGCATAATATACTAGAACTTGCGTTAGGTGCTATCGCTAATAAGTGAGCATTTCTTACAGAAGCTGTATCATCATCAGGACACGCACCTTTTTCTATTGCAAGTTCTCTAGTAGTTTGGTCTGCTTTATCTTTAATATATGAGAACATCTCCATATTTATACCACCTGCTAGACCGCTTTCAAATGGTATATCATTTTTTTGTAAGTATGCATGAAAGCCCATTGCACCTAATCCAATACTTCTCTCCCTCATTGCACTAAATTTGGCTTTTTCTAACTGACTCGGTGCATTATTAATAAAGTAGGTTAATACGTTATCTAGCATACGAATTAAGTCAGGGATAAATGATCCATGGTTCTTCCAATCATCATAGTACTCTAGATTGACACTAGAAAGACAACATACTGCTGTTCTTTCTTCATCTGTTGCGAGAGTAATCTCACTACATAAATTACTATGATGTACTTTTAATCCTTTTCTTTTTTGAAAATCTGGTAAATCATTATTAACAGCGTCTTCAAACATTAGGTAAGGCTCACCTGTTTCCATTCTATTTTGCAGTATTTTTACCCACAAAGCTCTAGCGCTTACAGTTTTAACTACTGCTTTTGTATGGGGGTCTATCAAAGACCAGCTATCATCGAATCCTTTATCTTTACTAGCTTTATGGATTAGCTCCATAAAAGAATCAGGAACGACAACAGCATGATGGAGATTAGTAAACTTCCTGTTAATATCTCCGCCTGTTGGTTTTCTTCCATCTAAGAATTCCTCTATCTCGGGGTGTGACATGTGTAGATACGCAGCATAACTACCCCGTCTAGTTACTCCTTGGCTAAACGCCAACATTTCTGCATCTACAACTTTTACGAAAGGAATAACGCCAGTACTTTCTGAGCCTTTAGATGTCTTTGTTCCAGATGAACGAACATCACTCCAAGTACCTCCGATACCTCCTCCAAAAGATGATAAGAAAGCATTTTCTACAAAATGGTCTGTAATTCCTTCTCTTGAATCATCTACATAATTTAAGAAACAACTAATTGGCAGTCCTCTACGAGTACCTCCATTTGATAATACAGGCGTCGCAAACATAAACCATAGATTACTAACATAGTCATATAATCTTTGAGCATGAGCTTCATCATCCGCAAAACATTCTGCTGCACGAGCAAAAGCTTCTTGAGGTGATGTTTCACCTGGTATCATATATCTATCTTTTAGAGTTGCGTGTGCAAAATCATCTAAAAGAGAATCTTTACTATAATCTATCTTCACTGACATAATTTTCTACTAATCCTATAATTTCTTGTCCATGCCCAAGCACTGCGCTTTCGACATCGTATGTTAAATCCATGAGTTTTACTCCTTTTTCTAAGCCTTCACTTCCAAACTCATTTAAGTTCTGAATATATTTATACTTACCTTCTAGTGGCAAACTCGCCATAATATCAAAGACATCTCCATACTCCTCAATCAATTGAGTTGCACGTTTCGGTCCTACTCCATCTACACCAGGAACGTTATCCCCTTTATCCCCTGTTAATGTCTTGTAAGTCAAGTAATAGTAGGGGTCAAAGTCATAATGCTCATCCCAGTTTAGTAATGTTGTTTCTTTTCTTGTTACAGTCGAAAAACGACTGATTTTTTCATCGACTAGTAAATCCCAGTCTTTATCTGATGATATTAACCAAATCTCATCGAGACCTAAATTCTTTCTGTTTTGACAGATAAGAGCTGCTATATCATCAGCTTCAACTCCTGCATACTTTAAAGTAAGATATCCCTTGCTTTTGAGATTAGTCATTGTATTACTAAACTCTGCAAGGAACATTTCAAATTCTTTTGCTTCTGCAGGTGTTTGTTCTGCATATCGTTCTTTACGATTTGCTTTGTACTCTGGGTCAATAGACTTACGGTAATTACTACCGCCATCGCCTAAAACGACTATTTCCCCACAGTTATAGGACTTTGCCAAGGATTGAACTGTTCTTACATAATCATGTTCGAAGTCGTTGCGTCCTTGATGTTTCCAACGAAAAGCTAGATTGAGTCCATCAACAATCAATAAGTTCCCATTCGGGATCGGCTTTCCATGGCTCGTAAATTGTATCGCCATTTGTAAATTTTACCTCTTGTGTTTCTAAAAATTTTTCAGCAAAGGTGACGTAACACCCTAACCAGTTTATGTACATATGTTTTTTGTAAAGTGGCTTTCTTGTCGTTGCCACATACCATTGTGAGTGGTTTTCTTTAAAAATAAGTAATGGCTCTTGTTTCATTTCTTGAGCTTGTTTACAAAGTTTTGACCACCAATTTACAAATACATTACTCTTTTGAGTAAATATTTTATGGTTAAACGCCATATCTTTGTAGTGTTTCACTTCTATGCAAAACAAATTATGTTTATGCTCTACATATAAGTCGCCTTTGATTTTACCAGAGCCACTACCAGGAGTTTGCACGAACGGATGTCCAGTAATTCTTGTTAACATAGCAGCAGCTTTTATTTCTGCATCATGCCCTTTACGTCTAGAATTAACCAATCATTTTCTCCAGTTCTGTATAACCTCCAATCTTTTCGCCATCCACAACAATTTGTGGAAAAGTGCGAGCTGTGGGGAACATTTCTCTAACATCTCCTGCTTGATAATCTTCTCCCATCATTTTATATACTACCTCATGCCCTTGTCTTTCCGCTAAGCTTTTTGCTTTTGTACAGTAAGGACAATTTGGTATGCTATAGATTTCTACTTTCATAATGTTCCTATATTATAACAAATTTTAAGTTTCTTGTCAAGTAATACTTTCGTAATGCTACTCAAGATAACTTATATTATCTTCTTTGGTGATTTCTATTTTCTCTAGCAATGGGTGAGTCCAACCATGTGATACCATATAAGTATTTAGATTCTCCTCTTTTAGTAATACTTCCACTACTTTTTCTTTACCCTGTTCATCTAAAGCTTGATTAACTTCATCAAGAAAGAGAACATTGATTTGACTTCTACTAATAGATGCCATAAGTTTTCGTATTGCAACTAATGTCGCAATATTTACTCTCGCTAGTTCTCCACTAGAAAGAGCAAGAATATCAATAATATTTCCATTATCTGATACTTCTACATTGAGTTTATCGTTTGTAACAACAAAATTTATACTAAATCTACCATCACTAAACTCTGCAAGATACTCATTTGTAAGAATCTCTAGTTCTTTTACTAATGATTCTATCTTATATGCGAGGAGTCCATTTGTTGAAAATGCCTTCTTAAGCGTCTCAAGTGACGCCAAGTGTTCTTCTTGACTTGATAGTTCAGATTCAAGTGCATCAAGTTGTTTTTGAAATTCATCAGTCTGTTCAAGTATGATTCCAATTCTTGTGTTGTGTCGTTCTCGTTTTTCATTCTCATCAATTACGTCTTGAAGAGCCGATTTAGCATCGGTAATCTTTTGACGAAGGTCACTAACTTTGTCTTGTAAGACACTTTCATCAAGGACTGATGTAGAGAGTTGATGGTCGATACTCCTGTAGAGGTCTTCCCAATCTTCGATTTCTCTTTTTGCTTTCCAATGTATCGCATTATTTTTCTCCACTTCTGTGAGTTTCTCTTGTGCATCTTGTGCAAATTTTTTGCAGTTTTCAACTCTTTTACTATGCTCTTTCACCATGCTCGATACAAAAGATTGGTCTATCTCTCCTTCACATGTAGGACAAGTAGCATCTGGTATACCCGCTAGGGCTTCGTATTTAGTTAACATCTTCTGTTCATGAAGCTGTTCTGATTTCCATGTAGCAATCGAAGAAACTAGTTCTCTTGTATCTTTTTCTTCTGGGTATTCTGCTAATAGTCTTTTATACTCATGCAAATCTATATTATTTAACTGTTTCTTCAGTTCATTATTAGTATTTATCTTTTTATTCTTTTCCGAGATATTTTCAATTTCTATTAATAAAGAACGTAAAGATTTCTCTTCTTCTTCCGAGTAAAATGGTAAATCCATTTTTGAAAGTATGGAAGTATCTTCGAGAAAATTGTCTTCTAACCATTTTGCAACAGTCGATATTTTTGCATTAATAGTTGTAACTTCATTTGAAGATACACGCACTGCTTCTTTAAAAGTTTCAAAGAAAGCAACATAGTCTTCAAGTTTTAACAAGTCAATTAAGAACTTTTTACGATTTGTGTCCGTAGCAGTTAGAAACTGTAAAGATGCATTAGTATTTTGATAAACTAACTGTGAAAAAGTCTTAAAGTCAATTCCAAGAATTTCTCCTAGTGTCTTATAAGTATTTGACGCTGTATGTGAAGAAATATCTTCTCCATTTTTAGTTAATTTACACTTGAGGTTTGTACGCCGTACAACAGTAATGTTATATACGTCAGCGTCAACACTAAACTCAAGGCTAATATCGTATCCTTTGTTAACATATCTATTTGCTATATCCGCTTTCTTTACATTTTTACTATTTTTATTGAATAGTATTTCTTCTAATATTAAAGGTATAGAAGATTTACCTACACCATTTGTTCCAACTAATTGTGTGAGTGTGTCTTTTGATAAGTCCAACTCATTTCCTTCTCCATACGAAAAGCAATTATCCCAAGTCAGTTTTTGTAGAATAATCATTAAAAACTCCCATTAATTTTCTAATTTTTGAATCATCAAGAGACATTATCTCTTTTAGATATATTCCTAATTCATCAGAAATAGACATCTCACTACTTAAATTAAGTGTAGCTTCTGTTTCTCTTCTAACAACTTTTTTATCAAGAAGGTCAGTATTTTTAACTTGTGCTAAATCTTGTACATCTCCTTCTAATTCATAGATTGTATGATGAAAGTCTGTTTGTTCCATTTCATTTGGGTCAGTAATAGTCTTACGAATAAGCTGTGGCAAGTCAAAAGTATGCCATGTCCATTCCCAATGATTTTTAGGGTCAATAATTAGATACCCCGTTTGGACTTCGTTTCTATGAAAAGATGTTGTCATTGGGCTTCCTGGGTACACAATATTTCGTTGAGTATTCTCGTGAGCATGTAAGTCTCCAGCGAAGACGACATCAAACTTGTCAAATCTTTCTAAATCTACTTCTGGTACTACATGAGGTGGTATTTCACCACGAACATGAGTAAATAAAACATCTGCATTGATGCCTTCTATATGATTCTTTTTATGCAAATCAGCATATGGTAAAATCGCCCAATCATCCTCATAGTATGTTTCAGTTACTACTTCTACTAGAGGGTTAATATCTTTTGTGGCACGAATCAAATTATTAAAGAATGTATGATTCTTTTTTGTAGCTTCGTGATTTCCGTCATAGATGATTGTTCTTACTTTTTGTTTTGCTACAAAGTCAAAGTATAGAGTAAGTTCATCCATGGAGGGGACTCGGTCAAACAAGTCCCCACCAATGATATGAAGAGTTACTCCGTGTTCATCTATAGCTTCTTGCACTTGCTCATAGAACATTTGATATCTAGTACACGCCCATGCGGTTGGTACATTCTTTTGTCCTAATTTGATATGCCAATCTGCTGTAAATAATATCACAGTAAATTATCTCCTGGTTGCCATTCACAACCTGTTAGTCCACCAGCTTTAATAGCCTGTAAAGTTCTAAGAACTTCATGAGCATTTCTGCCTGTGTCAAGTGCGTTAACACTTACGTGTTGTACTACATCATTTCTATCAATAATGTAAGTTGCTCTGTAACATACACCTGCTTCTTCATCAACTATTCCTAGTTCTTCTGCAAGTCTTAAGCCACAGTCAGCAGCAAGTGAGTGGTTTATGTTTCCAATGAGTTCGTTATCTTTTTTCCAAGCTAACTTACAGAACTCATTATCACCACTTATACCGATTACATTTGCTTCCTCTACTAACATATCCATTCCCGCAATTTCTGTTGGGCATATGAAAGTAAAATCTTTCGGATAGAAGTAGACTACAGTGTAATCGTGCTTTAATGGATCGTAGTGTTCTGTAACAGAAACTTCTACAAATTCATTATCTTTATTAACACCCTGCAATGTAAATGCAGGAAACTTCTCCCCTACTCCAATCATGATACGTCAAATTCGTCTGAAACTTCTTCAGGAGTTTCACTACCTGAATCATTAATTTTTCTAAGAAGCTCTAATTGTGCATCAGCAGTTGGTCTTGGAAGAACATCATCCATTGACTTTATATTAGCCACTAAATCTTTTTCCCAATCTTCAAGCTCTCTTGCTTTGCACTTTAGAACTTGTAATTGATATTCAACATTAAATACCTGTGGGCCAGTCTTCTTTCTTTTGAAATGAATGTCATAACCTGTTACTGGGTCTGTTGGGTCGCCCAACTCTTCCATAGCTACTAATACTTGGTCGAATAGTTTTCTTTTTAGATTAAGAACTTTTACACTTTTATCAGCGTAGTCAATGCATTGAACGGCATAAGACCATCCACATTTTAAATCTGGGTAAAAGTCACGAACATGGTCATGTTCTTTGTTATTAAAGGTTTCGGTATTTCTATCAAATGATAAACACTCCATAGGAATATTCTTACCGTTTTCGCCCTTAATCCAATAGACGTATCTAGGTAATAAGTCACCAACAAGTCTTACATGATGGTCTTCTCTACCTGCATAGTTATAAGTATCGATCTTCTCTTTTTGAGCTGATCCTTTAGTTTGATTGAATCCAATCGCCATATTTTTCTCCTTTTGTCTCCTCGAATAAAAAGTGTACCCGTCCATCTTTTAATTCAAGCAGTCTGTTATTATTTATAATTTCTTCCGATATCGGGGACATCAGAAAATCTAGTGTGGTGTCTTTTGTATTGACATAGTTGTGATAGTTACGGAATGATGCGACACCTGCATATTCCGCTACTTCTTTATCACTAAATGCCCGTCCGCGTTCTAGTAAATCTTTTGGGTTTAAGATATAGCTAGAACCACCGAACTTATACTTGTAAAACTTAAAAGTTTTATCGTAGTAATTTTTTGGTTGAATTTTGTAAGTTATGATCCTAAGTATCTGAATGATGTCACCAACATTCCCTTTGCTTACTCTCATAATCTTATTCCAGTCAAATAGTAACATATTATAACAAATTTTTGAGTTCGTGTCAAGAAC